GCAAGCCTATATGCAACAAGTAGTGTTCAAAACTAAATGCACGTGGTATCCAATACGTATGTTCAACTTTGCTTTATACAGCGGCCAGGTTGACACTGGCTGGTCGAGATTTACGTCTTCCCGGGACGGGACCATTTACTCCTCCAAGGTTTGGCCAAACCTTTGGTTAAGCTCAATAGAGGAGGCAACCAGTGTTTTCCTCTTGAGCAACTGACCCGAGCGCACACAGCGGTACAACAAAGACATTTGCAAAGTTGCATCACCCGGCGAATATATAAGTACAAAGCCTGAAAGTTGAAAGCTGCTGGGGGTACTAGTAATAATATGATTATACGCATGTACCACATGGAAAGCGTTGTGTGCTCCCAAAAGCAGGTCAGACACAATTCTGCACACCTCTCTCTTACGATCACCCTCGACGCTAGACACCGTGAATCTGACCCTCCTAGATGTTTTCACGTCGTACATTTGGCGAACGTGGGTGAGGACGTTGTCTATCATTCTCATCTCCTCTAACTCCCAGATCATGGGAGGCTGGTCAAGAATTCGAGCGCTATCAATGCTATCGCTATCATCGTCCGAAGGTGGGGACAGATATCCAGACTGCAATTCAAGCTCGGCATCCGGCTGAAACTCCTTCTGCTGCAAGAATTCATCATAAGTGGGAAACTTACCGCAGTATTTAGAAGCTCCAGTACACTCTGCCACCTTCTCAAGAAGCGGAACTTTTTCTTCGTAAACCGCACGACCATGCTGATAATATTCTCCAGTCGCAGCACGAAGGGCGTCGGCAGAAATCTGAAGTGGAGGGTAGGGGCAAGAAGGGTTATATCGATAATTATGCAGACTCTTGCAAATAGAGGCCTCCTCAAGTGGGGCCATATACCTACCAGCTTCCGCATCATACCGAAATCGCCTTTTGAGAAAGCTAACTTCATCCCATGAACTAAAGCTCTTGAGATTCTCACGATTCTTATGTTCGTCGGTGTAATCAACACCAATCTTGAGAAGAACTTCTCGAACATGCGGCATATCAAACCACCTATAATCTTTCCGAGGGCTAGCAACGTTATCATCTCCATAACAGCATAATGCCACACAACTGGCAAAGGCGGGCGGGTCGGTTATCTTTCTAGCCTCGCATCCACTGTAGAAGGCAACACGCATATATAGTTGATTAACTACGTTATTAATGATGACCGTACACGGGTGACCAGATGGATTCGAACCAAACAACTGCAATATGACTCCATCATGTTCGAAAATGGGATACACGATTTCTGTAATCAAACCTCGCATGACAAACAAGGAGCGCTTGTCATACTCGCACCATTCGGCAATGGAGTACAACAAATGCCAAGCCCCAAAAGTAAATTGGCAACACATCTTATAGTCAAATTCCGCATAGTCGCCTGCAAACACATCTTCCGTGTCGAATCTCTTCAAATGCTCCACAAGAGTATTCCACTCAGGGCCGTAAGCATTGATGCCTACACCAGTCTCCAGTTCAAACCCATTCTTTTGTATAAATCGAACGATTGACAGAAAGTATTTGCGAACAAGATAGACAAGAGCAAAAGGAGCTCCAGCGAACACCCGTATCTTATCCTTCGTGAACTTGGTGGGTTCATCTTTCAAGTTGGCTCTGTTCACGAAATAAACACGCTCGCCATCAGCTAAAAGCTGTTCCACTCGATCGATCTCTTCCATAACACCGGAATCGATGTCGAGAGGAGCTGTAATACCAGGAACGTCACGAGTACTTTCACTGATGAAATTCTTCTTAGCCGAATTCAGAGGCCAGCCCATCGACGTGGATAAATCCATTCTATCGATTGATGTGACTCCATCAGCACCAGCAAGTATGTTGTCATGATCGAGCACATGGACAATTCTCTCCCCTCCAGTAGTCCTAAGCACATTCATATAATGTTTGTGCAAATCATTCCACGCTTTCTTGAATAGGTGGGGAGGAGCGCCAATTGGCTGGTGGGTCGTGGCAGTTAAATGCCGGGACCACTGCCGCCAAATAGCTGTCGTATTAGGGGGTCCATGAATTCGAGGCAAGCCAACAATTTCTGTGACAGCATCTGATATGGGGCTTTTGCGCACATTAGTCTTAAAGCGCACCTTACCCTTCGAGTGCTCGCCAAAGACTTCTATACTCGGAGAAAACTCTTCATCATGAAGCCACTGCGAGCAATGAGGAGACTGCATCTTGCCGACTGAAAGTTCGACGTCATAAGGTGTAACAAAAGTGCCTGAAGAGTGCGGCATTAGATTCGCGCCGCTCAAGTGTACAAATGCATCATGAATCTGTTTCTGTGTAATGACACCAACAGCACCAACAGGCGTATCTCTACCACCTGCAAGGTGGGCCCCCAAAATAACGGGACCATTGACGTCGAGAATGTGCGTCGCCATACACATGCCCTGGAAAGCGTTAGCATCGTAATGGCACATATATGCGTCGTATTCTCCCAGAAGACTAACGCGCCTGTAGCCTGTATATTTAACGTGCTGCGTCACAACCTCATGATCTCTACCACGGTAAACACTAACTCCATGAAATTTGGAAATATTGGGGACCGTGTCTGTGGGAAAAAATTTGAGTAAATCAGCATTATCGCCTCCTGACACAAATACCGCAACACAGTAATCGGTTCCAGGTATACGGTAAGTCGTATCGTCACTAAGGAAGGAACGAAAATTCTTACCTAAATTGCCTTTGCTGGTCGTATAAACAGAAACTTCAGTGCAAGCGTCACGGACATGATTAGGAATGAGCCACATATTGGACATGAGCGGCAGGGCAGAGCAGTATTTGCCCTTGCCATCGGCATCTTGATACTTGAGTACGGCAATCTTGCGCTGAACAAGAGCCACCAAATCTGAAACAGTGGTGGTCTTCGAAGCTAGCGCCCGAGGTAAAGGAGCTAAAACTACCTTT